CTCAGATATGCATGTGAAGTCACTATTAACCCTGGTACTGTTGCTGCATCTTATGTCTTTAGGGCTAACGATCTATATGATCCAGATGTTACAGGCACAGGCCATCAGCCTCGTGGCTTTGACGAATGGATGAACATATATGAGAAGTTTACAGTGGTAGGATCCAAGATCCGTATCGAACCAATTGGTGCCCATAATGCAGATGTATCACCCTCGACCTGGGGAATATTGCTTTCTGAAACTGGTACTGTAGTCTCTGGTAGTTCTTTGGTTGCTGCTGATATGCTCGAGCTCAAATACAATAAGCATCATAAGGCTCAATATGGAGAATTTAATTCTGTTGCAAGACATTCCTTGACCTCTAAGTTCAGTGCTAAACGCTTCTTTGGAAAGAAGGATATAGTTGGAGGTGATGAGTTCCAAGGCACAGCCTCTGGAAGTCCCACCGAACAAGCTTTCTTTGAGATGTGGGCATATGGAAATGCCACAATCGATCCCGCTGCTCTGTGGTTCCGTGTTATCATTGATTACATTGTTGTGTTCACGGGCCCTCGTGTTCTCCCCATGTCCTAAGCCCCCCGCCGTACGCTGCAAGGCCCCCGCGCTTGCGCGGTAAGGAACAGTACTATCCGCTCCCCCCTGGAGTTTAAAGTCCTTCTTCGCACGTTCCCGACCTGCCCCCCGACCTCTGACGTTGGTAAGTCCCCGCCCAAACCCCACCTGCTAGCGAGCGAAGCGAGCCAGATTTAATGATTTCAATTCGTCACCCAATCACCCAAATAAATCCAGATTTTCTCGAATATTCCCGGTAATCCAATCTTTTTTGGATTCGATTTTATTTTTTTGTTCTTAAGCTGTGCTCACACCCAATCTCACCAAACCACACACCATGTCAATCAACAATCGCCTCTCCTACTCTGATGCCACCTTCGAAGTCGACAGTGAGAAGCTCAATGCCGTACGGGAGTATTTCTCTAAGGAGTACGCAGAGAATCTCCATCTCTACGAACAAGTGGAACACTACCAGCCCCTCATCCATATCAGGGCCACACCCCCTGAGGATAAGTATTATGACATTGTCTTTCGCCTCGATCAGTTCTTTTGCTTCAGCAAGACCCATTTCTTTCGCCAAGCCATCATCGCAGAAGAGGTCTCGTCCAAGGGCGTCAAGCACGTCCATATCCTCTTCTATTCCAAGAAGCTCAATGATTCCCGGGATCTCTTTGTTCGGAGGTTCAAGCCTTTCTTCCCTGAGCTCAAGGGAAACAAGATGTTGTCCACCAAGGCATGCTATGATGCCAACATGTTCGGCTATGTGATGAAGGATCGCAAATACGTCCTAGGTCTCGATTGGATCGGTCAGGAACAGCTGGAGGAGCACTATCAAAAGGTGTATAGTGATCATCTCAATGCTGTGGAGGAGAAGCAGAAGCGCTGGATGAAGCAAAGTTGTCTCGATTCCGTTCTCCAAATCTTCAATTCCAAGGGAATATCTCGCCCCGACATTGATCAAGTCTATGATGAAGTCCATGGGTACTATCGTTCCCGTGGCAAGGTGATGAACCCGTTCTACATGAAGAACATAATCTACACGATCATAAATATTACGGATCCCGACAGAGCCGCTGCTCAGAAGGCCAATATGATCCATGATGTCCTCCGTATGTGATACTCCATGAATCAAAACCTTGCGAGTGTACTTACACTCGCAAGTGATTTGATGAGTTAATGAGTTAGGGTACTCATTTAATAAACATGGTTCAAAAATACCTGTTTTTATTTTTTTCTCTTCCATCATGGTAAATGGGATTCAAACGAAAGTTCACCACCAAAGGCAAAGGAAGAACCAGACGCCCTGTCTATTCTTTCAAGAGGAAGTATCGCCCTTCTTGGAGGCGTCGTCGATATAATAATAGGAAGAACCTTGTCCTCTCTGGGTTCCCAACTCGAAAGATCGCTAAGCTCAGATATGCATGTGAAGTCACTATTAACCCTGGTACTGTTGCTGCATCTTATGTCTTTAGGGCTAACGATCTATATGATCCAGATGTTACAGGCACAGGCCATCAGCCTCGTGGCTTTG